TAGAGAAGCCTTTAATTGGAACGATAATTTTATGAAAAAAGAGTAATTCCACTACATTTAACCCTATAAAACCCTTATTTTTCAATAGTTTAAGACACACTTAAATTGTTGATTTATAAGGGTTTTTTTATTGAATAAAAATGGATATTTCGCAGAAAACAAGGGTTTTTAAAGTGGAATAATGCTTGCAATCTAGCTCATTTTAGTGTATATTATAAGAATAATAACAAAAAAAGAAAGATATACATTATGACATTACAAGAAATATATACAGAATTTCAATCTTTTAAAACTTATGAAGAAAAGATTAAATTTTTAAAAGAACTTAAAGAAAATATTTTCATTAAGTTTGACTTTGAGTATGACAATCTTATTACAAAGTTGTATTCAGACCAACAATCTGAAAGATAAACTATAAAAAAGAAAGAATATATTATGAACAATTTTATAAGTAATGACGACATGATCCATCAAACTTTGGATAATATCCAAAGATTAAATAATCTAATGGAAATACATATAAACATTTTGAGAAACCTAGATTTATTAGGAGATAATGCTTTAGAATTACACGACCAAGTAACCAGTATAGGCCAAGGTCATAACCAAATCAACACTTCTACTACTAATGCGATTAGTATTATAGACCCAATTATTATGGAGGATGATAATGAATAATCCTGCTGATAATATGTACTGTATGGTTTCATTTGCTGATAAGAATGGAAAAGCTCATGGTGATTTGGGTCACCCACAAATTTTAGAAATACAAGGTGTTGTTTGGTTTGCAACCGAAGAACTTGCTTTTCAATACTATATGTTTTTAAAACCTGAATTAAGAGATAATGACCATGTTTTCCCTATGTTAGAGGAACACTTACATTGGCATTTTGATGTTAATTCTAGTTATGTCAAACATATGAAAACGAGAACTAGACTAACAAAAAGTGAAAATAAACCAGGTGTTACTGTGTATGTGAACAATCACAATGGTGCACCTGTACCCTATAATTATGGAGAATAAAATGTTAAAAAGAACTACAAATAAACCTCTAACAAGAGGAACAGGATTAAAAACAAGAAAGGTTGCATAATTATGGATTACGAACAATTACATTCTGCTGTTACAAAGTTACTTGTTAAAACCCAAAAAGAAATGGAAAAGTTGATTGAAGAATACAACGAAAAAAATGATAGTGAAATTGATACTGTTGACCTTGATAGTAAATTTGATCCAGTATTTGATTATATAGAAGATTATTTAGGAGAATAAATATAGTTATGAAATTAAATAGATACGAAAAAAAGATACTAAAAGGAATCATAGATAACCGTAGGGGTATCTATGAAACACCTAAACGAAATAGGGCTGAATATAAACCTTGTAAAGAGTATGACGCTGCTCTTTCTTTGTTTATGAAAAAACTAATTTATGCTGAAGGTACAAGTGAAATAGGAATCGGCGGTATGTTCGAAGGTCCTGCTACACCTGAACCAAAGTTTAGATGGTTTACTTGTAGATTACATAAACCCTATGCAACAAAAAGGGAGTTAAAAAAATTAATATGAAAAAACTAAATTTTTATTTAATTATAACTTGTCTAATTGGACTATTCATTTATGCTTGTGCAGATAGAGAAGAAATTTGTACAGACGATGGTTGTTCAGATTTTAACAAAGAAGGTGATGAAAGTATTGTTATACCGATACCTGAAGATGATATTAGAGGTAACCTTGATATAGAAGAATGGATAGAAAATCCTGCTGTTGTAAATTTAGCTAATAGAATTAATCTAGAATATGGGGTCCATAAAGTAGTTGAAAGAACACACAGATTACCAGATATTGATACATCAACAAAAGATAAATTTGTTCAATCATTGAACGGTTGTATTAATTATCTATATCAGAATATACAACCAGAACATCAAATTCCTAGTGAACTAATTATTGCTCAAGCGGCTATAGAAACTGGTTGGGGTAAATCTAGATTTGCTAATGAAGGTAATAATCTATTTGGGATTAGAACCTGGGATAAAGATGAACCATATTTACTACCTATACCTTGGACAAAGTGGCCAGGTTGGGGTGTAAAAATGTATAGTAGTAAATGCGAAAGTGTTGTTGACTACTTACATATATTAAACAATGTTCATGCCTTTGAAGAATTAAGAGAGGCGAGAGCAAACGGTGTCAATGACGCTTTGGAATTGGCAAACTATCTAGACAACTATGCTAGTAAACCTACATATGTTGCTCTAGTAAAAGAAATAATACAATATAATTTGAGAGGTGTTTATGAACTATAATATGAATCTATTTTGGCGAAGAGCCGCAAACTTGTGGAAGGCACATCAAGGTGCTGAAGATCCAGATTTCAAAAGAATATGGATGGATAAATTGCAAGCCCTTATGCAAGACCTTCAAGGGGTTGACAAAAAAGAATTAAACTGATATAATAGAGATATGAATAAATTTAATAATGTTATTACTTGGTATGCTGTACTTATCGGTATAATAATAATTTGGATGATATGTTTAAATTAATAGTAATTATATTATTGATATTAATATTAATGAATACTTGTGGAGGATAATGAATATTTTTTATTTAGATAAAGACCCAAAACTATGTGCTCAATATCATAATGACAAACATTGTGTTAAGATGATATTAGAGTATGCTCAGTTAATGTGTACGGCTCATAGAGAACTAGATATCATATCTAAAGGTTCTTTGATGGATGATAGTTTATATAAGTCAACACATAAAAATCACCCTAGTGCAAAATGGGTGAGAGAAAGTGCTTATAATTATTACTGGTTATATCAATTATGGGGTAACCTGTGTAATGAATATACATATAGATATGGTAAAAAGCATTTAACAGATACCAAATTAAGAAAACTATTAAGGCATCCACCTCATAATGCACCACTAAACAAACCATTTACACCACCTACACCTGCTATGCCAGATGATGTAAAAGATGAAAATAGTTTAATTGCATATAGAAACTATTATAAATTATATAAAGAACATTTAGCAACATGGACTGACAGGCAAACGCCAGAATGGTATAGTTTATGAGTAGTGAAGGTTTAAAAGTTTTAAAAACATCAGCCGCTTGTGCTAATGAACTGTTAAGTAAACAACTATTACAGATAGAGAAAACTGTATATCGTATTGAAAGAGATACCATAGAATTAAATAAAAAAATGAACGAAATGGAAAAGACAATTAATAATATTGAAAAAAGGTTAGATAATGCCGACTTATAGATTTCAGAATTTAAAAACAGGTGTAGTTTATGAGGACTTCATGTCTATTGCAGAAATGGAGAAACTAAAAAGAAACAAAAATGTAAAATTATTACCACCTACACAAATGAATATTGTATCTAGTGTTGGTAGTATTGATAGTAAAACAGACGGTGGTTGGAAAGAGGTAATGTCTAAAGCAGCAGAAGCTCATCCTAATAGTCCACTTGCTGAACGATATGGTAAGAAAACTGTTAAACAATCACAGATAGATAGAGTGAGAAAAAAGCATATGGACCGTAAGTCTAAAGGCGGAGGAAGATAAATATAACTGATACTATCGAGTAAACTACAACACGCCAGGCGATGGTCAATAAGTTGAGTAGTCAATCCGATAATGTATCTAAAGTGTGTGTAGCTACACCAATTAAAGGAAATATATATGGCAGACTTTGATTTTTTAGAAGGTTTTGATATGGATGGAGATTGGGGTTTTACCTCGGTCAAAGAAAAACCATCAGAAGAACAATCTAAACAAACAGAAACAGTAGTAAAACAAACGGCGGAGGGTACTGCTAAGGCGGTCTCAAGCGATATTGTTAATAGATTAGAGAGTAAACTAGATAAAGTTTTATCCTCAATCAACGCTACTAAAACGGCGGTAGACGAAAAGAATCTAACCGAATTAGATATTGCTAAAAAGCAAATGGATGATGAGTATGATTTAAGAAAAGATAATTTGGGTAAAGAACAAAAAGTAAAATATGCTCAATTAGAAAAACTTATTATACCACTACTAATTAAATTAGCAAAATCACCAGAGGCCTACATACATTGGCCTAACAGAGCTCAAGTTATTGAAGCTCAAGTTAAAAAGATAATAGCAATCACAAGGGGAAAATAATGAAAATAAATTATGACAAATGTTTAGAGACTATATTACATCACGAAGGTGGTTATGTAAATCACCCAAAAGACCCAGGCGGCGAAACAAATCTAGGTGTAACCAAAAGAGTTTATGAAGAACACGGTGGCACTAAAGATATGAAAGAATTAACAGTTGAAGATGTTGCACCAATATACAAAAAAGGTTATTGGGATAAAATGAAAGGTGACGATTTACCTGGTGGTTTGGACCTATGTGTGTTTGACTTTGGAGTAAATGCAGGACCAGGTCGTGCAGCCAAATATTTACAAACACAGATTGGTACGGTCGCAGACGGTGGAATAGGTCCAAACACTCTAAAAAAACTTAACGATTATGTTGATGAACATGGTATAGAAGATACTGTAAAAGAATATCAATCTAAACGACAAGGGTATTATGAAAGTTTATCCACTTTCTCTACTTTCGGTAAAGGTTGGACTAGACGAGTTGAAGAAACTACCAAATTAGCGCTTGACATTATCTAGAAAACCTGTTATAATATAAGTTAAGTTAATTAACAGGAATTATTATGAACAAAATGAATGCCTTTTTAAAGGACAATTACGACATGAAATCTTTTAGTCATGTCCCGCTAACAACTGAACTACCAGAAATACATACTGAAACTATAAAAGGTAAACGCTTTTATATTACACCAGAAGGTAAAAAGTATCCTTCAATTACAACAGTTTTATCAGGTAGAAATAGTGAAGGTCTAGTTAAATGGCGTGAGTCAGTTGGTAATGATGTTGCAAATCAAATAATGAGAAGTGCAGCTAAAAGAGGAACTGCTGTACACCAATTAGTTGAAGATTATTTAAATAATATCGAACTATCTAATCAAGATGTTTTACCTACAGCTCTATTCACATTATTAAAACCCGAATTAGATAATATAAATAATATTAGAATACAAGAAGGCGGCCTATATAGCGACAATTATGGCGTTGCAGGTCGTGTAGATTGTATTGCTGAATATAAAGGCGAATTATCTGTAATAGATTTTAAAACCTCTACTAAAGAGAAAAAAGAAGAATGGATAGAAAACTATTTCATTCAAGGTTCTGCTTATTGTGAAATGTATGAAGAACGATTTAATCAACCGATAAATAGAGTTGTAATTCTTATAGTAACCGAAGATGGTGGTATACAAACTTTTACAAAATCAAAGGATGAATATTTACCTTTATTAAAAACAGCGATAAAGGAGTTTAAGGAAAACAATGAAACAAACACTTAAAAGTATTCTTGGTATAGGAGCGATTGCATTATTCTTTTATATATTATTTTCTGTTCTAAATTTTGCACAAGCAACACCCAATACTACACCCAATACTGAACCAGAAAACGGAATACCACAAATAGAAGAACCTAAATTATACGATTTAAATAGATTAATATTACAACAAATACCTGTTTATTGCGGTGATACAACCTTTATGTTTAAGACATCAGCTGAATTAATGCTAGAATCTCAAATATTAGTAGGTGAAGTTAGACAACACGGACAACCTTTGGGTGAACTACTAGGTATTTTATCTTTTGGTCATAGTGTTGAAAGAGACACAGGTACTTTTTTTATGACAATACCAGGAGTAGGACCAGGCGGTGAAAGTTTAACTTGCATATTAGGTTTTGGTACAAACTGGACTTTTTTTAATGATGATGGAAGT